TTGGTATTACTGGACGCATCCAAACCCGTAGCTACGAGAATCAGCAAGGTCAACGGGTGTATGTTACTGAAGTAGTCGCCGAGAACTTCCAAATGTTGGAGAGCCGTGCGGCGCGTGAAGGCAGCAACGCTAATCAAGGCAATACATCGGGAGCGTTTGGCAACGACAACGGCGGCTATGCAGGGCCTTATGGCCAGCAAGCACCGCAACAACAAGGGCCAAACTCTGCAAGAGAAAACGGACCATACGGGAATACAAACCCTATGGATATCAGTGATGATATGTTGCCGTTCTAATTTGAGGAGAATTAAAGATGACTAAGACAGAACAACTAATGAACCAACTAAAAGATGTCGCTCTTATGTTTGGTTACGATATTGAAGACCTCGAAGCCGGACACGTAACACACCGAACAGCGCAAGGGGAAACAACTGAATTTGATAGGGTTACTCTAGTGATGAAGGCTGATAACCTTTCTGAAAAACCAGTGGAAGACGTAGCCAAGGGCTCGTTCGGGTTGCTTAAACCTTTCTATTGGGATATGATTTCAGATTTTTTGGCCGAGAATAATATCGTTTTGATGGAGTTACCTTTCACGCATCCGTTAAGGATTATCTTTCTTATGTTTATCCTAGCTGAAGAAGGGGCAACGGATGACGCATTCAACACGCTAGGAGTCACGCTAAATGGAATTTTTGAGGAAATGGCCGCAGAAAAAGAGGAATAGTCTTGAAACTAGAATTTTTATTACCAAGGTCAAAAGCTAAGCCTGCTCAAAATTTAGTCATCAACAGTAATGACAGATTCCACTATCAAGCAGAGGGCCGGATGGTCAAGAAGCTGCGATTGATAGCGAGAGCAGAAGCAGGGCTTAACATTAAGCCAGTATATAGCCCGGATAAGCCTTGTAAAGTGCTTGTCACGGTCTATGCACCAACCAGAAGAAGATTAGACCCACCTAACCTATATCCCACTGTTAAAGCTATTATAGACGGATTGACGGACGCTAATTTGTGGCCAGACGACAATCACGAAGTTATCAAAATGATGTCATTCCAGTATGGCGGGCTAAGTGGTGAGTCTGGGAAATTTAAGATTGTGTTAGACATTGAAGGAGCGTGAATGAACAGTAGATACAAAGATAAGTTAGTCGGTGTATACGCTCCGAGCAGTCACGGACACACAAGCGTATTAGGTCAAACGCAAGAGTTTTCGAAGTGGTTCTGGGCTAACCACGAAGATACGGGATACATCAGCGCTAAGTTGGGTATCAACGCAAAGAAACTCAATCGCATTCTGACACTGGAGCAACTACCGGATGAAGAATTACTAAAAGGAATGATGGAATTATGCAACGCAAAGTGAAATTCTTTGACAAACTATATGACACTGACACGCTTGATGAAGAAATCAACGCCTGGATAGAAAACTACAACAAGGAACTGATAGATGTGAAACTAACCGTGGACCGAGAAGAAGAAAGCGACTATGTGCAGTACACTGCTACGGTAATCTACACAGAGAGGAAATGAACTATGACAGAAATTAGATTACAAAATCCATACATGGATGAAACAATCAAAGTGAAAGAAAAGCTCAAACGCATTCAGGACATGTTGGAATGGCTCGAGGTAGGAAATATACAATGTCTTCAGTTACAGCAGATTGAGCCAGAAGAAAGAATGATAACTATCAGCCCTAAGAATTTTGCGAAGATTGATTATTACGAGGCGGAGGAAGTAGAAGATGAAATATAAAGTAATCGTGTATTACGACAATATGCCAGACAGTGAGCATATCTTTAACAACAAGAATGACGCTATCAACGAGTTACACCGCCTACGAGGTGTTAAATATCGTAATTCAAGGATGTACACAGTGGAGCTAGTCGAATGCGGTGGATAGTACGAGTAGCACGCTCGATGGATGACGTTAAGGAGTGCCATTTTACAGACAAGAAAAAGGCACTGAAACACGTTGAAGCGTTGAAAAAAGTTAAGCATGGCAGTAGACGCTACTGTCTGGATGGAGGAAATTAGCGATGATGAACAAAGATGAAGCAGTACAGAAACTATCGAAGGTAGCACGCATTTCGGTAGCTTACGCAGAAGACCTATATGATTCGTTCTTTGAGAAACCAGTGGTGCCGCAGTACGTGGCGGATTGGTATGAGGAACATAAGGACGATTTTGAAATAAAACTATTTCAATGTATCTGCGAAGCTGTTGAAAATTACGACAAAAACTTAGCAAATGATTTTGAGAATTGGTTGATGTCCGAGGAACTCGAAGTAATCCAAACCCTCGTCAACATGCACCAGTTTGGCTATGAGGTAGAGAAGGGGCCAAGATACACGGTTCGAATTAAAGGAATTGATGGATACAGTAAATACCTCAATCGAGATGCAAAAACTCAAACATGGTTTTTTGCATCGAAAACAGAACTTGAAAGATTTCGAGCACACCATACCCGCAAAGAGCTAGAAGCGAACGACTTTGGCTGGGTGTTTGATTGCCCAGGCGTGGAAGTGAAAGAGGTAACGGATGAAAAACCTAATTACTAAAATCAACGAGTGGGCTGACAAACGCAGCCTTAAGCAAGCTGACCCTAAGATTCAGTGGATGCGAATCACTGAGGAAGTCGGAGAGATTCGGGACGTACTCTTGAAACCGACTAAATTCACGGAGCCGCAAGCAGCACTCAAGGACGCAATCGGAGACACGCTAGTAACGATTATCGTGCTGGCACATCAACTTGACCTCGATGTTACTGAGTGTCTAAGCATTGCTTATGAAGAAATTAAGAACAGAAAGGGAAAGATGGTAAATGGGACGTTTGTTAAAGAAGACGATTTATAACGACCTAGCTATTGCTACAGTGCTACTCATGGTGTCACTGGCAATTAATGTGATTACTGTCCTACGAGTGGTTAACAGACCTATCGAGACAGTGGTAATCCACAAGGCAGACAATGCCGTGGAATTACATGGCAAGGTAACCGGCAAATCTATGGTCGGGAAACTCTATACGCTTGATTGCGGATCTTATGGCAAGTTCCTTGTCAGCAAGGAGCAATATGACAGTGTTAACGTTGGGGATGATATTCCTAGCTATTTGAAAGGACGGGGGCAATGATACCAAGATATAGAGCATGGGATAAGAATCTTAAAACCATGTACGAAGTTGATGGTATTATGTCTATCGATTTCGGGGAAAGCGAAATTTGTGTAAAGACACTCTTTTTCGAACAGACGAACCGCTACAATTTCGATGACATCGTTTTAATGCAATCAACCGGACTCAGAGATAAGAATGGCAAAGAAATCTTTGAGGGGGATATTCTTGAAGTAAACGATTGGTTGGAAGTTGTTTCGTTCAGTGAAGAAAAAGCAATGTTTGTTTCTAAGGGAATCGGTTTTCCAGAAACTTCGCTATACGACTTGTTGGATTCAGATATCTTCACAGTCGAGATCATCGGCAATATCTACACTAATCCGAAACTGGCAGAGGTGGAGCAATGAACAAGCGACAGCGAAAAAAAGCAGTAATGAAAAACGTCTCAAAACTCTATGATGTGGTTTTTGAACGTGGCCGTTTCAGAAAAGATATGGCTATTGTCTGCGGGATGGACCCGCTGTTCAGACGGACACTGTCAACAGTTATAGTCAAACAAGGCCGATATAAGTGGAGTTCTGGAGAACTTATAGAAATCTCGTTAGAGGGATATGTCACAGATCACAAAGTGATAGAGAGGTGACACCCATGAACGTGAAGTACAAATATTCCGGGCTGACACCAGAGCTGTATCAGCGCTTAGTCAGTGAACATGCAGCGCTAAAACAAGCACACAAAAAAGGCTCTTATAAGCAGTTCTTCCAAGATGTGAAACAGTGCAGTGAAGTACAAGCCCGCATTATTTATCAAGCATTTAATAGTGCAGTCGTTGAGCGTGCGAGGATATCGCCCCAAACTGTAGACAGACTAGAAGGCATCATTTCCGATGAATTGTGCGACGACCTTCAAGACTATCTGTCTACTAATTACACAAGAGGGAACACCACTAAACCGGTTTTGGATAAAATCAACGCAGGACTGCCAGAGGGGTTGTTCAAGCGTTTCCGTGAGGAAGTGGAAGAACTACGCAAGAAACACCCTAACGGCATAAATAACTACATTAGAGAGGTTAAAGGGTGCGACCAGAAAAATGCTAACAGAACCCAAAACGCCCTCAATCTGTGCTATGCGGAGAGAGCCGCTCTAACGCCTTTGAAGGCAATCCAAATGGAAGGGCTACTTTCAAGAGAGTTGTTCAGGGAAATTGTTGACTATGTCTTCAATAACTATGAATGGGCCGAGAGATTGGATGATGAAGTTGATCGCATCATTCTTAAATATCGTAATAAAGGCAAGGTAGGGCGTGAGAAGACCACGGTCAAAAAAGCTCTTTATACAGCCTACGCATTAGGCGTGTAATGACAAAGGGGGGGTGAGATTGCTTAATTTTGATGAAAGAAAAATAAGAACAGGGAAATCTGTCGGTTTGCCATATCAAGGCTCAAAAAAGAAAATTAGCAAGAAAATAATCGAGTTAATTAAACAGAACTTTGGTGCTGACAAACCTATTTATGATATTTTTGGCGGCGGTGGTGCCATTACAGCCGAATGCGTAATAAACGGTTTGAAAGTGCACTATAACGATATCGATAACACTGTGACTGACATGTTTCAAAAAGTTTTAACCGAGGATAGAGAATATTTAAAAACCTTAATTGTAAACCGAGAAGATTTTTTAAAAATACGTGATAAAGAAGTGAAAACAACGGATGACGAGTTGAAGTTATTGGTTAATTCGTTCGGAAATAAAAGACATGATTATCTGTATTCAAAAGAAAAATCAGATATCAAATATAACGCTGCGGTTGAAATTATAAAAAAACACAACGTTTTCAAAGATTACAGAAAAACCACGACTTATCATGACTACCTACAAAGGTTACAGCAGTTAGAACGTCTTGGACAGTTAGAACAACTGCAACGTCTTGGACAGTTAGAACAACTGCAACGTCTTGGACAGTTAGAACAACTGCAGATAACAAATCACAGCTACGAGGCGTTTTCTGATGTCAAGGGGGGGATTTTGTACCTAGATCCGCCTTATGAAGGGACAACTATAAATGGGTACAAAATTAACTCATTTGATAGCGTGGCGTTTTATGATTGGGCTTTCTGGATGGCAAAAAATAACATCGTTCTATTATCTAGCTACAAAATTTCAGACAGCCGTTTTGATGTAGCTTATAAATTTGAATCCGCTAGAAGTAATTTGCAGGTCGGTGCATCAAATGGTGAGTGTGAAAAACTGTTCATGCCTCGGTGGCGGTTAGAACAATACACAAATGAACAATTGACGCTATTTTAAAAAAACGAATATTTTTATATCGTTAGGCGTGTAGCTAGAACGGTTTATGAGGGTTCGACTCCCTTGCTAGCTATTGTCTGTCATCACTAACTTTTAGTGGCTTGAACACTTTTTCAACACTTTTTCGACACGAGCAAGCTGACAGACCTTGCTCAAAACAAACCCAGCAAATTTAAGAAAAAAGGATGTGAAAAACCCTCTTTCTTATTGATATCATTGCGTTACTAAAACAAAGCCAAAGACCTTGCTGGTGTCGATGGCTAGAAAGGAGGTGACACCAAGGCTCACAAGCTTAATCTTTTCATATCTCTTAATAAATTTGAGCCGGAAAAATAAAAAAAGACCGACACAATGGCCGGCACTCTTTGAACACGATATAACTATTATATCACACAAGAGGGGTGTCATGGCAAGTATCAATCTATTTGCGGAAGTAGATAAAACCGCAACTAAAAAGAAAGCTATAAAGGTGCTAAGAAGGTATCGCATGCTAACACGGATAGCGGGCTTGGAATACGCCCCTAAAGTGACAGCTTCATTCTCGTTAGAACCCAAGTCATTCGATGGAATGGTTCACAGCCAAACCGAAAGCATGGTAACACGCAAGGTGGCGGCTGAGCAAGACTTACAAGCTATTGTTAGAGCTATCAACGCATTATCGGATAGGCATTACAGCCAAATTTTGATAGAGTGTTATTGCAGAAATCGCAAGCAGTACAACATTGAAGTCTATATGGACCTTGGATATTCTGAAAGTGAATACTACCGAATGAGAGAACAGGCGGTTTTGGAGTTTGCGGAGAATTACCGCAACGGCGAATGTCTTGTATTTCTGGGAGATTAAGACGAAGAAAACACTTGATAAATGTTAGAATTTGAACGTTTATTAGCGATATAATATTAGTATTGATAATTATAGCTAGACAGCTCACTTTGTGGGTTGTCTTTTTTATGCACAAAATCTAGCAGTGAAGGAGGTGGACATATTGGGCTAAATCAACGACAGAAACTATTTGCTAGCGAATACATCAAGTTGGGGAACGCTACACAGGCAGCTATCAACGCCGGATATAGCGAAAAGACGGCAGGGCGTATCGCTGGGCAAAACTTGAAAAAACTTGAAATTAAACGCTTTATCCAAGCTGAAGTCGAGAAGATGCACGATGAGAACATCATGGATGCCAAAGAAGCCTTGTCCATCCTATCCGACATTGCTAGAGGTAAACGAGACGAAGAAGTTTTGATGATGAACCCGTTGACTGGTGAAGTTGAAAGGCTGATGAAGAAGGCTGACAACAATACAGTTATCAAGGCGATTGTTGAAATCTTGAAACGTTATCCAACGGCTAAACAGTCCGAGAAACTAGAGCTTGAAATCAGAAAGCTAAGAGAACAATTAGACAGCGGTGTTGAAGGAACAATGAACCTCAACATTGTCAACACATGGGAGGATATCCCAGATGGCAACGATTGATATTCAGAAGAATGTTAACCCGCATTTCAAGTCGGTCTGGCAGTCTAACAAGCCTTATAACGTGCTAAAGGGCGGGCGTAACTCTTTCAAGTCGTCTGTAATCGTATTGAAGCTTGTCTATATGATGATTAAGTACATCATGAGAGGTGAGAAAGCGAATATAGTTGTTATCCGTAAGGTAGCTAATACAATCCGTGACAGCGTGTTTAATAAGGTCCAGTGGGCGATTAGTCTATTTGGTCTAGACAGTCAGTTTAGGGCCACTGTAAGCCCTTTTAAGATTGTTCATAAGCGTACTGGTTCGACATTCTATTTCTACGGGCAAGACGATTTTCAAAAGCTGAAATCAAACGACATTGGGAACATCATAGCGGTTTGGTACGAGGAAGCGGCTGAGTTTAACGACGCTGAGGACTTCGACCAGTCTAACGTGACTTTCATGCGGCAGAAACATGAGAAAGCCCCGTTTGTTCAATTCTTCTGGTCGTATAACCCGCCCAGAAATCCGTATAGCTGGATCAATGAATGGTTTGAGGATATCAAGACTAATGATAACTATCTAGCACACTCAAGCACTTATCTGGACGATAAGTTAGGGTTTGTTACTGAACAAATGCTTGAGGATATAGAGCGTATCAAACAGAACGATTACGACTATTACCGCTATCTTTACCTTGGTGAAGCTGTCGGGCTTGGTAATCAAGTGTATAACATGAGCACATTTCATGCTATCGACAGTTTACCAACGGATGATAGGCTTATCGGGATATCTTTCGCAATGGATACAGGGCACCAACAATCAGCTACGGCTTGCGGTGCTTATGGGCTTACGGCAAAGGGCAATGTGATTCTGTTAGATACATTCTATTACAGCCCCGCCGGTCAAGTAATCAAGAAGGCACCGAGTGAATTGACTGTCATGGTTAGTAACTTCATTGACAAGGTACTTAAACAGTACCGAGTGCCAAAGCTACGCATGACCATTGATAGTGCTGAAGGTGCTTTGAGAAACCAATATTTCAAAGATTTTGGTGAGCGATGGCATCCGGTAGCTAAGAAGAAGAATCAAACCATGATTGATATGGTTATCAGTTTGTTAGCTGAAGGGCGTTTCTATTACCTCGACATTCCAGCTAACAAGATATTCTACGAAGAACACAAGATGTATCGATACGATGAAAAAACGATACATTCTGATGATCCGAAAGTTATTAAAGAGGATGACCATACAGTCGATGAGTTTAAATATTTCGTTTTAGATAATGCCAGAGACCTCGGTCTTAAAGCATAGGAGAAAAGAATGGGAATCATACAGACCATTAAGAACATATTCAAAAGGAGTAATTACGTGATAACTAATCAAAGCCTAAACAGTATC